AGGCACACCTTTTTTTAGTCCCTGACGCCGCATAGCGGCACCGTTGTAAACGCTGCGTTTGCCCTCGTTTGGTATGTGATATAAAAATTTGATTTCGGGATATTTACCCACGACGAAATCAGCCCATCGGAACAACGCTTCCTGTTCCTGAGCTTCCGTGGGTCTTGGTATTTGATTTTGAAGCTTATTGCTCATTGACTCGCTCCTCATGCGTATTCTCTGTTGCGTAAGATATATTTACTGTCTTTCTTGTATAGCCGGATCGTTATGTACGGAAAATCTATCTTTTCCGCTTCGCCGTATTCGTTGATGTCATACATATCGATACGAGGATCAGCATCAACAAACACGTATCCCGGATATAATTTTTCAAAAAGCTCGGCATTGTATATGTCATTTCTTAGTTCTTGAAGCTTTCGGCCGCTGATGCGTCCGTCACGCTGACTTTTGGATGGTTGTTTTAAATTCTTAGAGCAAACATACGATCGGTAGCAGAGCCTCGGATCTTTTGACAAGTAAAAAGCAGCTCCGGCAAGACCGGTCTTGGTGAAAATGAGATGTGATGTGTGAATATAGCTCACTTTTGGATTTTTAGTAAACCGCTTGTTCCATTTTTCTCTGAGGATCTTTGCACCGAGCTCGCCTGAACAGATAAGGTGATAGTGCGGACGGCCGTTTTTCTCTCCAAGCTCGGTTGTATACATGCTGCGGAAATCAATGTTTGCTTTTTTATAAGCATTTTTGACGTTTCGGAGAAAACACGCGAGCTCTCTGCCTTCGAGAGCTTTATCATACGGAAAGTCCGACGGATATGAGAGCTCACAAATATAATCCTTCGGGCCGAAGTTTTCCTGAAGCAGCCAAGTAAACTTCCGAGCCGCATTCCGTTCGTTGAGCTTTTGCTGAACAGCTCTTGTCGGCTTTGCTTTTGCCGAACGTCTGCCTGTCGGCTTCCGAACGGGGAAAATATCAACCTCCATATAATCACCTGATTTATGGATGCTCTCTCGGTTAAGTTTTCGCACGTGTTTTCCTCCTTTCGTTTTGTTGATAACTTAATACACCATACTTTCCCGTTACGGACTTTTCAGTCCGTCATTTTTAGCACCGAGGGGCTCGGCAGAACCGAACCCCGTGTATTAAGCTTTTTGAGTTAAAATGAAGTTTTATTTAACCTCGACGCTTGGAATAACGTTTGTATCGAAATAAACCTTGTAATGATAAGGATCTGTATGTGTACCGCCTATGTCTTCAACCACATACAAGGTGTAATCATTCAGATACACATAGTTCTTTTTATATGTATCTTTTGAGGTTTTGGCGGTAACAACAAGCTCGTTAGTTGTATTGTTTGAGATATCGATATATCCTTCAATGTAAAGGATGATCTTATCAGTTCGGGCGTTGTAAACCGTAACTCTGCGTTCACAGTCGAAATAGTTTGCCTGCCTATTCAAATTGTGATTTACGCGCTCTGCTTCGGTGCAACCCGAAAGCAGAACGCCAACAAGTACAATCGCCAAAACCGCAGCGATACATTTTTTAAAATACTTTTTCATAAATAATACTCTCCTTAATATTTTTCATTTGCTTTCAATTCTTCCGTATGACCGACTGTGCGCTTAACGGAGATTGAGCCCTTACCGGCTTTGCCGATTTTAACCTTGCCGTGGCCGACGGTTGTAACGGTCAGGTCAAAGACTTTTGCATCGGCAATCAAGCGAGCAGTTTTTTTGAGAATGTCGATTATTTCATCGTTCTCAATCTCTGTCATTCCGCGTTCACGTGCATTCGCAACGCAAAGCGACTCGATGTTAAAACAAGCTTCGTCAATCTGCCTTTCCTTAATTCGCCAAGCGCGGGCGGCTGGACAGTTGCAGGTTTGTAATGCAAGCTCGGCGGCTTCGGTATCAGTCAAAGTTCGATCGTCCTCATTCATCAGAGCCTGTCCGCATTTTGGGCATGTTACTATCATTTAGTTCACCTCCCGTTTTAAAAGATTTTAAAATTATTTCGATTTGCCGCAACTATGTCAGATCTGAGATCATCAACGTTTTCTTTGACAGACTTGATAATCGATGATTGTATCGTGTTCCAAGGTTGCATCCGCATTATATATTCCTCAAAGGGTAACCACGGCTTTTGAACATATCTACAGTATTGCATCTCAAGCAGTGCTCCTTGGCTTTTTTTATAATTCGGTGCGAAAACAACTATGTCCGATGAGTTAATCATGGCAAAACAAATCTTTGCGTAATCAGCCGGTTCCAATCCTGTCGGAAGGGCTGCAGGGTTAATCACGGTTGTTCCCGGTATTTTCAGCAGTTCTGATTCCATGTTTGCAAATTTATCTTTATAATTCGGTTCACCGGTAATCTTTCCGGCAATATAAATCTTAGTCTTTAGCATTTGTTCCGTCACTTTCCTTTCTCGCAGCCTCAAATTTAATAAATCGTTTCAGCTTCTTCGAACATTTTCGGCACACAGTTCTTTTTCTTGCAAAGACCATGATATTATTGCCTATCTCAACATCTCGCTGATCCAAAATACTCTTTATTTCTTTGCCACACATATCACAACATATCATTTTTCTTCACGCTCCATTTTTTAGGGTCGGATTAAAGTTGCTGTCAAACGATGATCCACCAATCCAATTTTCAAGTTCTCTTTGACATTTTTTACATAAATCCAAACGTTCAAATCCGTTCGGGTGCTCGTCAATAATTATTGTTGTTTTCGGCACACAATTTCTTTTAAACAGTGCACCACATCGGTCACATTCATAAGCAGTCACTGTCAATCACGCTCCTCTAATAAATCTTCATCAAAAGGTTTTAGCCGTCTGCCACACTTCGGCTGCTGTTTTAAGCCCATGTTGTTACCTTCTATATTTCGAAAATCATTATAATTCGATTTTTCCACTCATTAATTCCGGTAAAAGTGCATCTCGCAGTTCCGCTATGTATCGGCTCTGCATTGTGTTCAATAATGCAATTTGGTTTTTCCATACAGGCAAGAATTGCAGAAGTATTTCGGGTATTATCTCTTTGTCGTTGCATTTGAAAACAAATTCGTTTTTGTTCTTTGTAAATTGAATATGATCATCAGTTTCAACGTTGATTCCGATTGACTTCAGTTTTTCTTTCATGGATTTTGAACTTTCCTTATCCGATTTAAAGGTTTCAATATCAAAGCCACGTTCTTTTGCGATTGTTTCGTTGATGACCAATTTGCAGGAATTTTTCATCCTTGTTATATAGTTGATGTTATCTGCTATTTCTTGAAAGTCTCGGTGCTTTTGCTCTTCACAAATAAATTCTATATACCTCGAGGGCGTAAGTAGATAGTCGTTCTCTGCAATCTTGTCATTTGCTACGGTTGCCGAAAATTCAGCTTGATTATTAGGCGAGTTCAAAATCCTTTGAATGTTTTCGTCTGATAAAACGTTATAGCTTTTTATATATGTTCTATTTGTGTGACTTGTGCCGCCGAATTGACCGTTTTGTTCTCGCTTTTCAACGATACAATTTTTTCGACTGTCAATAAACTTTACAAAGCCCCTATTTTTCTTGTGTTTATTAAGTACAAGAACACAGGTCGAAATACTTGTCACTTCAAACATTTTTTCGGGCATAATTGCAACAAGTTCAATTAAGTCGTTCTCGATTAAATACTTTCTTATCTGCATTTCCGTTGATTCGCTACAAATACCATTTGGCAAAATCAGTACAGCCTTATCTGCCTTGGAAAGGCAATTTAGAGCAAACGCCCAATTCGCATTGCCCGAAGGAGGAACAATAGGAAATCTTTTATCAGTTAATGCTTCCAATTCTGTGGGTGCGTTCCATCTTATGTTGAACGGTGGATTGCTGATTGCTACCCCAAAACTTAAATCCTCCGGTTTGTTGTCTATGGCCTCAACAAAGGAATATTTTGTTCCTTTCGTCAATCTATAGCAGTTTATAACTCTTTGACTTAAAGCATCGCCGTTGACAACATAGCCGTTACTGTTTTGAAGCGATAAATTAAATAAGAGGAACGGAATAACTCTTTCGTCGAGTTCTTCGACGCATATGTTTACATCTTGGTCGTTTTTTAGCACTTCAAGGATTAGCGCCCCACTTCCTCCGCAACAGTCATATACGCTGCTCACTGTGCCGGCCAAAGCTGACACCAACTTACATAGACTTTTTGGGGTATAATCTTGCTTGTTTTTCGCGCGGTCAGCTTCATAATACTGCCACAACGCTTGTAGCCAGTCTTTTGTATCATCTATCAAACATGAAAATCTTTGATAAAAGCTTTCGTCATGATCTAAAACTGCTTTCAATAAAACACTACCGACTTCTGAAACTTCGGATACATTGCAAAGTTTTAAAACCTCTTTTTTAAACCTGAGTAGTTCCAAATTATCTCTTCTTTCTGAAAACTTTAAAATTAATTCGACCTGCTGCGGCTATATCTTTTGCAAGATCGTTGATGAATGGTTCATTCTCCCGAAACCATCTGTACAGATCCCGGCGGCACTGTTCGTTGAATTGACGTCGTTTTTCAAGCTTAGTTAAGAAGACGTCTCGAATTAAGCGCCACTCATTATGTTTAAGCGGGATTTCAGACCGCATAGAAATCGTTGCGCCAGTTGTCTTTTTGCTGCCGGTTCTGACTCCGTAAGTTGCATTATTCGGAAGAGGCAGGGCACGATCGTCAGAAATCCGATTTCTTTCCTCTGACTGATAGTAGAGCTTACAGTTTTCAACAATCTTTTCTTTTAGATGCCTCATAATTACTCGCCGCCTTATTCCACGCCTCTACTTCCGATTTCATTGACGAGTGCATTTCCGTAAAACTGGCGCAGAAACAGGTGCTATTTTCTTTAAAAATAAAATACTCTCCACAGCAGTAGGACATCATTGGTACTTCTCCGCATTGTGGGCAGGGAGCCGTTTCCGGAATAGCGTTAGTGTTTTCGGGTGGACGAGAGAACATACGAGACGGTGAATGAATACCGAAAAGCTTTTCAAAAAGCCTTTTAAGCTTACGGGCTATGATTTTTCGAGTCATAATATTACCTCCAAAATCCGTAGAATTTACTTTTATAATTCATATATCCGAGCAATTCTTCTTGAAGATTTGATTCAATGCTCGCCGCCGAATCAGAAAACTCTACCCGTCCGGCAAGTGGCTTCAAATCTCCTTGTTTTCTTCCGCACTCAAAGGTAATTTCTTCGGGATTAACCTTCGCGACCGTGCCGTTGTTATATTCAACTAACGCAACAACTCGTGCTATTTTCTCGACTTCGAAGCCCGGCGGAATAATTGTCATGTTTTCTATTCTACGAGATATCTCTTTTGTTTCTTCTCTTGAGAAAACAGTGCTTATAAAATAAGGATGCTCTGTTTGAATCCAACAATGGAACCATGCTTTGCGACCATTAACCGAACATGGGCGAAGTCCAAACAATTCTTTCGCGGTTGCAATCGGTACATTTTTAAATTTATACATTTTATCACCTAATCCTAAAAACGTTGTAATTGTGTGAAATATAATCTTCTGTAAATATGTATTTGACCCTCAGCTTGCGTTGTAAGACCTTCAACAGCGAGCGTATACCTATCATGCCAAGTCGTCGATGATACTCCGAGGGAGATGCAGTTCTTCGCCTTTTTAACATATCCTCACCTAATCCTAAAAAAAGTTGTAATTGTGTGAAATATATTGTCAAGTGCTTGCTTGATTTTGGATATTGCCGGAGGCACGGTACCTGCTGTCGACCGTGCAAGCTCGGCAAAATATGCTTTAAGTTCCGGACGCTCCCGGAGAATTTTATTAACCGCCGTATCAAGTGCGCCAATATAAGCATTCCAGGCTTCAATCTCTGCAGTCGGTGAGCCGACCGAAACGATCAGCTCATTTTCAAACATTTTAGTTTTCTTGTTATACTCCGACTGTATTACATATAGTAAATCTCCGTCTCCCTCACGCAACATCATTCGAGCGAGATGCGTCGTGTCGCATGGGAAGAGCTGTTTTTCTTTCATTCTGCCGTCTCCGTTCCATGTAATGATCAATTAGATTTGATTTCTTGTTCATGGCCGCAATCGTAAGAGAAGCGACATTAAGTCCGCCGAGTGTCTTAAGATACTCAATAAATTCTTTTCGATATTTTACAGACATTTCGATTTCAAAATCTCGATGTTGATCGTCTGAAAGCGGAAAATGTTTTGGCTCGCCGATTCTCTTGCAATACGCATCACGCTCAAGCTGCATCGTGTGATCGCACATATTGAGCGTCCGGCCGTAAACATCCGGAGGAAACTTAAAGAACGTTTGCATCATTCTTCGTCCTTTCGTACAGCAAACGAGCTTTGAGATCTTTGTTTTCCCCGGCGAGCTCGCTGTAATTTTTCATCAATTTTCGATACTCTTTGAGAATTAAATCGTTACGGTTGGCAAGTTCTTCGCTGAGTTGTTCAGACTTCTTACAGCTGTCGTTCAATGCGAAAAAGCAAACAGCAAGAATAATCACGACTGCTAAGAATGCAATGTAAAGTAAAGTAAGTTTATCCATTTGGTTTCTCTCCTTTCGTTGGCACGGGTATTGTCACTATGCACTCGGCAATGTCACTGTTGAGACATTCGAGCGTTTTAGAATAAATGTCCGCTTCATCAGGACCGAAGTCGTTTTTGACAAAATCTGCATATCTTGTCAATATCGCCGCTACAAATGGCCTGTTCATTGGATTTAAAGGATTTATGGCGGTTGCTATTTGTGCCGAAATTTTGTTTATTGCATCTATAAAGAAATCGCGATCGCCTGTGAGCGCATATTGATTTAATAGTTCATTTGCTTCTGAGATAAGATTGTTCATTGCTTATTCTCCTTTCACTGTTTCAAGCGCCTGTGCAAGAAATGTCTGCATTGCAGTTTTAAGCTTAAAGGCGGTTTCAGAATCCTCGATTTTGCCGATAATGTTAAGACATTTTCCGTTCCATGTCTGCACCTGCTCAAAAGCAGTTTTGAACTCCGTGACCTCAGCGCTTGACATGCTGAGCTTTTTTGCAAGCTCGGCAGCTTTGGCTTCCGCTGTTGCCTTTTCAGCTTCGGCGGCTCGGATTTTTGCTTCAACTTTTGCAATGCGTTCATCGAGTTCTCTGGATTGCTCTTCGTATTCCATCTTCGCTTCTTGCTCGGCTTCTGATTTGAGCTTTTCTTTGAGTTCATCCGGAATTTTGGGATTATCTTTTAGCTTTTTAGCGCGATCTTTTTCTTTTTTGAGCTTTTCTTCAAGCTGCGTTTTCTCTTGGAGTGCCTCAGTCAGCTTTTTACTTGCGATCGCCGCTTCAGATTCCTTTTTCTTTGCAGCGGCATTGGCAATTTCAAGCTGATTCTGTATATTTTCAACCTCCTCAGCTCTTTTCAAAGCCTCGTCACGCTCTCGGATGAGATCGTCAAGCTGACGTGTGCTCAGCTCTTCAACCTTGTTTTCTTCCACAAATTCCTCACGATCTGCCGCCGGAATTGCTAAAAGTTGTAAGGCTTTTGTGTAGCCCAAATTGGCAATTGCTTGCGAATTTCCGCTGAACAACGACGTTTGTTCCGAGCCGTATTCCTCATAGATTTTCATATAATTTGTAGCCGTGCGCTGGCTGAAATTGACTTCGCTTTCAAGCCATTCCGCCCATTCGCCGTGCTGCAGAATAGCTTTCGCCTCAGTCAGCTTTTTACCGATTTTGCAGACATAATGAACAATGAGGCACTGTGCCTCGGTTTTAAGCTCTTGTATTTCTTCGGTGATACTATCAATATCTCTTTTTGCAAGTTCTTCACTCATGCAACTTTCTCCTTTCTTCGTTTAACAGGTGTTGACTGTTCTTTTCTCATCTTTACAACCGTCGGAATAAGAATCTCTTTTTCCCACCGGTCGCAGAAATCACGTACTTTCTGCGGGATCGCACTCCGTCTAAAATGTTTTGACGGATAAAGCTCGTTTCTGTACCCGTGAAGCTGTACTTCGCAAGGAACGGAACCTGTCATGTTGATATCAAGCGTATAATAGCTTCGTTCCGGGCGGCGGTAATGGCGTACAAAGAAAATGACGTCACTTTCCGATGCGTGTTTATGGCCGTAGCCTCCGACGCAATGATGCAGCACTTTGCCTTCATCAATAAGCTCCTGTTCATTCTGTGCTATTCTGATGCAGAGCTCGCCGTCAGTCCATTCAAGAGCGGAATATTTTTCTGCAAGCTCGGCGAACTTAGCTTCATATATGCTTTGCTTTTCAGCTTCTGTGCGTTCAACGAGTTCATCGTGGGCTTGCCGAAGATTTTTCGGAAATATTTCACGGTATGTATGTTCACCGCCGCCGAGCATCTCACGGTAATCGACCCAAGTTTGAGCAGCAACATTCGCATCGTCAAAAATCTCTTGATCTATAAGGTAATTGATTACTTTCTTATAGTTATATCCGTCGTCATAGTCTGAAAGAGTGATTGCCAAGCTATGGAGAGTTGGACCCTCAAAGAAGCCTAACCAATCGTCAAAATCTTCTTCGGTAACGTTCTCAAAAGTAAACTTCCAAAAGTTATATTCCCTGAGATCCTCACAAGTCCAGCCGAAGCCATGTTTAAAAGACTGTCTGCTGATACCGAGCATCTTATGCGGAGCTCTCTCGCCGAAATTAAACAGATCCGTGGCAACGCTATATTTTGCAGAATAAGCGTAATTTTCGTTTCTCGCAAGCCTGCGGAGCTCGGTGTCGAGAACGTAACGCCACCTGCTTTTTACAATATTTTCTATGGTCGGGTGTTGACGCCACATTTTGAGGTAAGCGAATACAAGAGGCTCGCAGCTCTCTATGTGCCCGCCGACACATTCGGCGAGCCCTGTTTTTTCGCCTGTTGTTCCTGTTAAATCAGGAACGTTTCGATACACCGCCGCATCTATTTTGTAATTTCCTCCGGCGTTGTAGTCGTAATAGCGGCGATAAGCAAGATCGTCGTTGTAATAGTTAGTCGGCTCCCATTCACCAAGTTGGACCTCGGCGCTAAAAATGCTCGGAAGCGTTGAGTGCTTAAATCTATACGCCTTGCGACCGTCAATTACAAGCGCCTCGCGAGGGAGTATTTCGAAAAAATTATCTAAGGCATATGGACTCCATTGACCTATGTAACGTCTGGCTCGCCAGGTCATAAGGACCGTGTAATTGTCGACAGTCTCGATGCTTGTTGCGAGCATTTGATATGTCCTGCCGTGCTTTAACCGGCTTCGGTGTATAAGGGAGATTCTCTCTCCGCACCTTGGGCAAGTGATTTCGTAGTCCTCGTTGTAGGTCATAAAATCAACGTCCGGAAGCGCATTTTGGGGAATGTATCCATCGTAATTTTCTCCATCGTCGCCGGCATACATTCTTATGCTATATCTCTTGTTCGGGTGATTTTTGTTCCAGCCGGCGATAAACCTCTCGCCGCAAGCGGTGCAGTAACACTCCGCTGCCCAGTGGTAGTGTACTTTTGATTCATAACGTTCCCAGTCATCAGCTGACATTGTTCTGCCGATTTGCTCATCCTCAACACAGATTGATTTTCGTGAGAACACGCAGAAGTCACCACCAAGCTCGGAGCCGTAGAATTCTTTTCTGATCCAATCCCTCATGCCCGGACGCGGCACTTCTGGGAGAAGCTCTGCAAATTTTTGTCGGCCCTCCACTGTCGAAAGAGATTCGATGCAGCTATGTTTAATTTCCATATGCCTCGCACCTCACATGAAATCCGACAGATCGAGGATTCCGGCAGGCGCCTGCGATTTCGGCTTTTCTGCAAGCTCGGCTAAGCCAAAGAAATCACGGATAATCTTATCGGCAGCCTTCGGCGGTGTGCATCCGCCGTGAGCGTTAGCATACTTGGCTATTTTCTTTTCGATCTCCTTGAGCGACATTTTGTCATCGTCAAGATCATTAAAAATGTGTTGTGCGTTGTCGTCACTCTCGGCAGCGATATCCTTAACCTGCTCGGCAATCCAGTAGTGCTTATCATTTTCGGTGTATTGGGATTGCTTTTCTGTAATCTTTGTGAGGGCTTTTTCTGTTTTTTCAGACATGTGATCGCTCCTCTCTGACTGTTTTCTGCATCGTGTATTTAACGAGTGCAAGGCGGTTGACCTGCAGCTTCCTGCCAATTTTAATTAAAGGGAAATCAGGGCGGCTCATGAATTCCTGCGCCGTCTGCTTGCTCCAGCCAAACATCTCGGCGACATCGTCGGAATCCATAATCAACCCCTCGCCACAGTCCTCGAGAGCTTTAATTGATGAGATTATTTCTATAAGGTCGCGGTTAAGCTCCTGAATGTTGTCGGTAGTCAATTCCATTTCTTGTCGCCTCCCCTGCTAAAATTACGTTTATGTATTCTGTTTTGCGTAAAAATCACCTTTCTTTTAGTAGTGCGTTGAATTTTGTTTCTTTCCTCGGTAGTGCGTTGAATAAGATTAAAATATGCCGCTCAATTTAAGAACAACAACGGCTGTAATAAACCCGATCAAAAAGATCAGAGTTAGAACGAGTTTTTCCATTAAATCACCTCCTGTTTAATTATGTGAATTATTTTCATCTTTGCTATAATGTAAAATAGGGCGAATCCTCGGTTTACCGTTAATTGCGCGTCTTATCGTCTTTTCGCAAACATTTAACGCTTCAGCTATTTGTAAAAGAGTGTAACCCTCACACCATTTCGTGTACGCCCATCTGACTTGTTCCTTGTCTAAGGCGGTGTTAGCATTCATTTGTAGATACCTTCTTTGCCGCTTCTTTAAGCTCCGTGAGAATATCTCTCCTGCACCACTTGTCCTCGTCGGTGCAAAACGCTATAACGGTTGCAATTTCTTCAATCGGTTCTTTTTCTTCAACCATACGGAACATTTTGTTATACTGCTCCGTTGTTCCTTGTGTAAACCAACGATATTTGTTGCAAAGTTCGTAGACATTGCTAAAATTAAGTCCGTACATTTTAAATGCCTCCTGTTTGTAGTGCGTTGAATAAGTTTGCTCTCCGCCACCGTAGCGGATGCAGGGAGTTAGGAAGATTGGAACACTATTCAGTCATGTTTTTATTAAGTTTTTTGATATTGTTCCCTGCACCCGGTACGATGGCGGAAATGATTATGCTGTCTTTTTACGATAGAAGAGATATTCAAGCTCGCAATTTGGAAAAAATTTATGCTTGATTTTAAAAGCTTCTTCAATCGTAAAAGAACCTCGCGCCATTTTGTAAGCGAGCGTGTTTTCATGTATTTCCAAAAATACAGCAATTTCACGCTTAGTTATACCCGCACGAGCTATTTCAGCTTCTAAATTTTCATACATTATCTTACCTCCTTTTATGCGTTTGCATAACTTTCAAGGTGATTATATATGCAATTGAATAATTTGTCAATAGTTTTTTATGATTTTTCATAATTTTTTATTGACAGCCACAAAAAATTGTGATATGCTCTGTTGTGTAAAGCGGAGGTAATATTATGATTGGTAAAACTTTACAAGATATCTTAGATGAAAAAGGTACAAATGCTAACGAGCTTTCAAAAATGATTGGTGTGAGCTGCCAAACAATATATAGCATCATAAAAAGAGATAACATGAAGATTGACTTTGAAGTGTTGCTGAAAATTTGCAAGGCGCTCAATGTAAGCGTAGAACGCTTTTATTCAGATTACTGTGACTATAGCGAAGCTGCATATCTTTTGTCGCCACATGAAAAAGAACTTGTTTCAGCATACAGAGAACACCCGGATATGCAGAAGTCGGTTGATAAGCTTCTCGGTATTGAGCCGGAGGAAAAGCTTTATATAATAGAAAAAGCTGCCCGTAACGGAGATAACTCTCCACTTGTAGTCACGGACAGCAAGCTCAAGGAACTTGAAAATTTACCCGAAGTTCCTCTTGAGGATGGTTAAATTTTGTTGTGTTTTATAAAGGTTTCAAATTGTGAGTAGACTTTCTGCTCAAGCGGAGATATCAAAAAGCGATTGCGCTTGTAAAGCTCGTTCATTCTTTCCGCTCTGTACTCTGCGGCGATTCGACTGATCTTGCAAAGTTCTTGTATTTGATCGGCGGTCCGAACATTGCACCCCCACAGCACGCAGGCGGGAGCTAACAGACGGCTTGCAAAAACATTCGCTGCCTGCTCGACCCGATTATCTGTCGGTGACGGTTCACGGTTTACAAGCTCGTACTTTCCAACGTGACCGAGAACGATATGTCCGATTTCGTGAGCAACAGTAAATCTTCGACGCTCGGGCGAAACGGCGGAGCTTACAAAAATGTGTGGTTCACCGTTAATGTAGCAGCTCATGCCGTCGCTTTTATTGTCCGGCTCGTAGTAATGTAACTTGATTCCAAGTTCGGCGCAGACCTTAGCCGTGTTGACTGGCAGTTCCGAAATGCCTAAATCAATCAACAACTGCCATACCGCATCTCTCGCATTTTGATAATCTTTATAATTCATAAAAAACACCTCACTTTATTTTAAGCAAGGTGTTATGTAAAAATCCATATGTAAATTTTGTTTAAACTAAGGGCGGTTAAATGCTATGATTACTGTTTCTGTAGGATTTGAAAACAATACTGTGTGTTCAATTGAAAGAAAAGAAAAGGGCAAGTCATTGATTGCGTTTCCCGAAAAATATGTGTGTTTAGATTTAGAAACAACAGGTTTAAGCCCACAATATGATGAGATCATCGAAATATGTGCTATTAAAATTGATAACAGCAAAGAAATTGAGCGTTTTCAAACATTGGTTAAACCCGAAAACGAGATAGATGAGTATATCTCTGAATTAACAGGAATCACAAACGAGCTTGTAGCGGACGCTCCACATATAAAAGATGTTTTACCGTCTCTTATAGATTTTCTGTCCGATTGGATTATAGTCGGACACAATGTAAATTTCGATATTAACTTCGTTTACGATAACTGTTTAGAACATCTGAACGGTTATTTTAAAAACGATTTCGTTGATACGATGAGATTATCAAGAAAGGCTGTTCCTGCGCTTAAACATCATAGATTGGAAGATTTGGTGAAATATTTTAATATTGAGACGAAAGAAGCTCATCGAGCCGCTTACGATTGTACCGCAACGATATATTGTCTTGAAAAATTGAAAGCTTTAGCTGTTGATACTTATGGTGATGTTGGAAGTGCCCTTTATGAGTTTACAAAAGGTTTGAAAAAGTCATATGCCGACTTTAAAGACCTGCACGCAACCACAAATTATATTGATGTTGACAATCCATTTTTTGAAAGAAATGTTGTTTTTACCGGTACCCTTGAAAAGATGGTCAGAAAAGATGCAGCACAACTGGTTGTTAACTTAGGCGGTTTTGCTCAAAATTCAATTACAAAGAAAACAGACTATCTTGTTCTTGGCAACAATGATTATTGTCAAGCCATAAAAGACGGAAAAAGTAACAAGCAAAAGAAAGCCGAAGCTTTAATCCTTAGTGGAAGCGATTTGAAAATTATCCCCGAAAGCGTATTTTATGACATTATTTCAGAATGGATCAGGGATTCTGAATAAGCATAAGACAGTATAAAGTTCATAACTGCTTTTGCAGTGTGATAAATAAAAATAAGGAGAAATCAAAATGTTAAAGAAAATCACAGCAATACTCATGACGATCATTATGATAGGCACGCTTGCCGCCTGCGGCAATTCGCAGTCTGCCGGTTCGGCTAACCCGAAAACCACAAAGGCCCCTGCTGACCTTTCGGGCGAATGGAAGCAGAAGAACGGCGATAAGGACAACTATCAGATCGCCAAAATAGCAAATGGCACAATCGAGATTTATTGGCATTCCGAAGCAGACGAAAGCGACTCGCTATATTGGGCAGGAACTTACGATGCACCGACCACAGCCGACGAGCCGTACACTTGGGATTCTAAAAATGACACAGAGAAAACGGACAACGCTTTGCTTGCTTCAAGCGATGCAACAAAGACCTTTACATATGAGCACGGAGAAATCTCATATCAGGCTTCCGCTCTCGGAACAACAAAAACAATCAGACTTGAGAAAGTTAAATAATTGCAACTAAATTTCAGTTGCAGACCTTATAAATAAAAATGCCGCCCGGTGCTACCAACACCGAACGGCGGACACTATTCAACGCACTACCGAAGAAAGGTGTAAACTTATTATACCGCCTTTCTTGGATTTTTGCAACCATTTTTTTGAAAGGGCGGTTTTTTATGGCAAAAAAGAGTAAAAACGGAAACGGAGAGGGAACAATTTACTATTCCGAAGCTCGGCAAAGGTGGATAGGTCAGGTTACGACCGGTCGCACCGAAACCGGCAAGCTCCGCCGCCACACACTTTATGGCAAGACGAAGAAAGAAGTCCGTGAGAAGATCGTCGCCTTGCAGTCTGAAGTCTTTACGGGTCAGTATATAGAGCCGTCAAGCATTACCGTCCATGATTACATAAAACGACTCATTGACGACGACCTTTCTTTAAACATTATTTCAGCAGCATCATACAAGCGCAAAATTACACACTTAAAAATAATCGACAGATATCCGATTTCAAACAAATCTCTTTCCGACGTCACAGAAAAACATATAAACGAAATATTGATCGGGATATCTACTTACTCGGATTCCGTCATAAATAAAGTTGTTTCGCTTCTGCGCAGATGTTTTCGCGAAGCTTCGCGAAATGGACTGATTCGGAAAAACATTATGGACGGCCGTCGCAAACCAAAGTCGCAGAAGCAGTCGGTTAAAGTCCGAGCATTAACCTTAGGAGAAGAAAAAAATTTACTTGATTTTTTCAGGCAAAATGATGTAAAATATTCCACGATGTATATTCTAATGCTAATGACGGGCATGAGGATGGGTGAGATCTGCGCCCTTGATATTGATGATGTAAACTTGAACTTCAAAGTTATTACAGTTCGCAGAACCGCGACTTTGGATTCAGCAGATCAACCAATCGTTGGCCAAACAACTAAAACCCGGGCCGGTATGCGGAAAATTCCAATTACGGATCAGCTTTTACCTTTGTTAAAAAACTTTATAAGCCAATATGAGCCGAATCGAGAGCATCTTCTGTTTTGGGACTACGATTCTGACACAATGATATACACATCTCGTCTTAATATGGCACTCAAACGATTATTAAACGACAACAGCATTCTTGATCCTACCGTCCCCGGAAAAGTGTCGTTGCACTCTCTGCGGCACACATACGCTACACGTTGCATTGAATCGGGAATGCCTCCGAAGATACTTCAAACCCTATTGGGTCACACGGATATTAAGACAACATTAAACACTTATTGTGACGCATTCGACGATTATCAGTATAAACACATTGATGTAATGCAAGAATATTTAACCGAAAAAGGATTGATTGTATAG